CATTTGACCAGCCGGCGATCCCTTATAACGCCAGCTATCCATACAATCACGTATATGAATCCGAATCAGGCCACATACGAGAATATGACGATACACCTGGCTATCAAAGAATATACGAGAGCCACCGTACAGGTACATCATATGAAATAGACGCCAGCGGTAATAGAACAGATATTATAAAGGGAACACATTATACACTTACCAGCTCAAACAACAAAGCGTATGTAGCTGGCGATTCAGATATAACCATAGATGGAAGACATAAGATATACATTAATAAAAACAATGTACTCAATAACCATTATGATATACAAATCGGAGCCGGCGCTTCCATTAATATACAAGTAGATGATGGCGATGTCAATATACACACAGTACAAGGTAAAATCAATATGAACGCCGGCGGTGACTACAATTTAAAAGTAGGCGGCGATATGAATGTTGTAGTATCGGGAAGTATAAGTGAAACGGTAGAAGGTAATAAGACAAGTAATACAACAGGCGCCGTTGTCCACCGTGGCGCTACCATAGATTTAAACCCATAGAAAATCGTATATAGAAAAGGCCATTGTAAAACCAGAGAGCAACCTTAATCTATAAATGTAATAACAATCATTAGGCAATAGCGACAAACAGGTGGCACTCTAAAAAGTACAGGCAATTGCTAAATAAAGATACTACACAAATTTTTTCTCGTATATTTTTATGTCTATAAAGATTGCGATAGAAAGTCTTTTAGTATATTAGAACGAGAAGGGTGTTTTAACTTTCTCAATGCTTTACCCTCTATTTGTCTTAATCTTTCAGGACTCACATTTAACATATCTGCGGTTTGTTTTAATGTATAGTCGGTTTCAAGGTTTAGACCAAATCGTAAACGTAAGACTCTTTCTTCACGTGGGGTAAGAGAAGACAATACTTTACTCATTACTTCTTTTAGTTCTTGTCTTTTTACTTCTTCTAAACAATCGTTGACAATTACTGGTGACACTTCATCAATTGTATCAAGTGACTCAATTGTTGATAATCTCATTACATCACATTTTGAAGATAATGGTCTGTCAACTTTTTGTTGTACTAAATGATTGTTTTTATTTTTTGATATTTTGTAATAGTAATCGTTATTATCAATATCAAGGTTTAGTTTATATTTTTTCATAGTGTTTTTTCCTTTCATAATACAATTAATATATCATAGATTCGGTGGCTTGTCAAGTGGTTAATTTGTTCTAGGTTTGTTCTGGTTTGTAAAGTTGTGATATTATATATAGCCGTGTAGAGCGATCACAGGGAACCATAGAGTCTATACTAAAATACCACTCTACAACTATAAATAGATAGTACGACTTTTCTTATTTTACATACTACATTGCTGGTGATCTATATTGTTTTAATTAACAAAAGGATTACACTTGCCAAAAGGATATAAAGATAAAACAAAACTTAAAAAACGTTTAAAACGATTAGCTCCCAAAGTTCCTGATTATACGTGTCCCGACATTGACTTTGTGATACAACGTATTGAAAGTTTACATCAAAAGGGAAAGCCACCATCCAAATTAAACGTGAAAGTATTAACAAAGAAACTAGAACGTTTACGTTCTCAAAATGAAAATTTACGAGATAGTGGAAAGTATTGGTATGATAAGATGTGCGCTTACGTGTTTGATGATTAGTCTATGGATTGTCTGCTGACATTGGTACGTCAAAGATAAATGCGATACGGTCGATAGTAGAAATATTTTCCGCCATATGGTTTTTCTTATTGTTAAACCAAAACAATGTACCTGGTTGAATTTCCACCACTTCTTTAGTCGTATCATCATCGCCGTTGTCCCATACTGTGTAACGATACTTGCCGGTGATGGATAAGTGGTAACGATCTTTCGTGGAATAATACGTGCCTTCGTCTATATGTTTGCCAGTGATCTGGCCTACGGGTGTTCGTAAAAAAGCGCAACGGCCGACCGAGCGAAAGCGACTCTGTAAAAATCGTTGTATCTCTGTGTGTCTTTGTGTTGCTTCTGTTGGGAGTGTGATTTCAGTATTTCCGACAAACTCTCCTGGTTTGGATACACCTCCCATTACCAATTGCAGTACACCCGAAGTCACAAGTTTGGTGTGAGGGTCTTGGCGTGCCGTTCCTTTTAAACGTGATACATTGCCCCAATCTTCAGGATACAAATTAAGTTGTTGTACAATACCTGATACATCTATGCCGGTTTCTATAATTCTAATATTTTTCATACACATTATATATTACATCAAAATAAGTTAAATGTCAAGTCCAATTGCTCTTGACATTTTCTCTAAATATTGTATAAGAGAGAACATATGGCAAAACAATACTATCAAGGCGATTACGGTTTCAAAACAATACTTAAACGTTATCCTATTTTTAAGTCATTTGTTAACGTATTAAGTAAAGATAAATCTAATTTGTATTTGGAATTAGATGATGCTGTAATGGGTAATACGCCTAAAATTAAAACGATAACTGATGTTAAAGGATATGATAGTATTTTAAACTTATTGACAAAGGTCAAGGGTGCGAAATTTAAAGAAAAGTCAAAAGGTAATGAATACGATATTTCACTTGGTAATTTAACTTGGCGTTTCTATCGTTCAGGTGGAAGATTACAAAATGTCTTTGATGAACAAGGTAACGCAAAGACAGCAAGTAAACCAAAAACAGAACAACAAGAAGATGGTGTGCGTTATCTATTAGAAAGTGGAAAACTACAATCAAAAGAAAACATCAACAAAGCCATTGGATTTAATTTTGATAAAGATTGGCACGATAGTTTTGAACGAACCTTTAATGGGATAAGTTCTAACATAATGAAATCTACAGAAATGAAATCATATAATTTTTATAGAGATAGTAATCCAAGTAAACCAAAATTTTTAAATCAACTCACAGATGCTCGTATATTACCAGATAGTAAAGATAACTGGAATCCATCTGACATATGGGCAGTAAAAAGATCAAGTGAAAATAAACTTACTTCTGAAGTTAATAAGTTATTTAATACTGTCTTAAAAACAAAAGATATTGAAAAACTAAATGATTTTATTTTTAAAAAGTTTCAATCAAAAGAGATTATTGGTATCTCTTTAAAACAAGTGACTACACCAAAAGCAACTGTAAAAAAAATTCAAACAGATGCAAAGTTTATGAATAGTATTCGTTTTGATGGAATACTAAAGAAGTTTGAATTTAATGCTTCAAATAGTTATTTTGATATATTGTTTAAAATGAAAGTCTTTAAAGAAACAGTAGAGTATAGATTTAGATTTAGACCAAGAGGTGCATCTGGACAAATAAAAACATTTGGAGAAGGACAACCAATTGAACAAAAAACATTTGATGGTGCTGTGTCTTCTGATGTGGTAATAAGTGAATTTACAGATGTTAGAGCATTTGAAAACAATGTGTTGAAACTTAAAACAAAAGGTAATGTTTTATCTACACTTAAAACTTCAAACTTAAACAAAGACTTTGTGGACTTTGTGATTGATGATAAATTTAAGTTTGTTAAAGTAAGCGAATTACAAGATAAACTTTCTGACTATGAAATTAAACGAGCAGTTGTATTATTATATTACATCTATAATTTTGAAACGGCAAATAATAAACAAAGAGTATTTAAAAGATTTTATTTAGCCGCTAAAAAGATGAATGAATTTTCATCTATTCATTACAAAGTTTTTTAATATTAAATTTTTGTTACAATATCTTTTTCCTTGTTAAATATTTAAAGTTCTAATTAACAAGGAGTTTAGAATGAGATTATTATTAATCGCTTTTATTATGTCTTTGATGACAACCATTAGTTATGCAAGAGATCAAATTCAAATCGTAGGTTCTTCTACAGTTTTCCCATTTGCCACAGTCGTTGCTGAAAAAGTTGGACAAAAAGGTATTAAAACACCTGTCATTGAATCAACAGGTACCGGTGGCGGTATGAAAATGTTTTGTAAAGGTATTGGTGTCAATACACCTGATATGACAAACGCTTCTCGTGCCATTAAACAATCAGAAAAAGAAATGTGTTTTAACAATGGAGTAACAAACATTAGTCAAGTCATAGTTGGTTTAGATGGTATCGCTATTATTCACTCATACAAAAACGAACAAGTGAATTTTACAGTGGAACATCTATGGGAAGCTTTATCTGAAAAAGGTTCAAAGCCAGAGAAGTGGTCTGACATTGATCCAAGTTTACCAAACATTAAAATACAAGTATTAGTTCCACCACCAACTTCAGGAACACGAGATGCCTTTAATGAGTTAGTTATGGCTAAAGGTTGTTCTAAAGAAGTTAAAAGTGCTAACAAAAAAGATTGTACACTTTTAAGAGAAGATGGTGCCGCTATTGAAGCAGGTGAAAACGATACTTTGATTATTAACAAGTTAGTTGGTGATAAAAACTATTTTGGTATACTTGGTTATTCTTACTATGATTCTAATAAAGACAAAGTAAGAGCAGTTACTGTAAATGGTAAATCAATATCATTAGAGTCTATACAAGATGGTTCTTATCCTGTAAGTCGACCATTATTCTTTTATGTTAAAAATCAACACAGAGATATTATACCTGGTATTGACAAATATATAAAAGAGTTCACTTCAAAGAAAGCCATTGGTAGTAGAGGTTACTTAACTGATTTAGGTTTAGTACCACTTGCCAATCCACAAGAGGCTATTACACAAGTTAAATAAACTTGACATTTATACAGATATGTGATATAATCATAGTTGATATGTTATAGACACATATCTGTTATAAATAATAATATATCGTTCAACTCGTAAGAGTCGGAAGTAAGCAGTTGCTGAAGGAACGCACCTAACTTAACTATAAGGAGGGTGTATGCTAGATAGATTCACCCATTTATTCAAAATGCGTCACAAGGCACAAACTTTGTCACAAAAAACAAAAGTGTTATTTGGTGCTAGACACGAAGTTGATATAAATGGAAATGGAACATCTGGTTATGTTGTAAAACACGGAACCAACAAAGGTAAAGTGTTAGCACATAACGCAATTAAATCCACAAACAACTGGTAGAAGTTGTATAAATAACTATACCACACCAAAAGAGAGTTTATCTCTCTTTACGAGGAGTGAGTTCCTCCACATATACTCACTCCTCACTTAATCTAAAAATTTTGGTACAATCGCATTGAATCGAACAATGACCTTCTGCGCCACAGGCAGACGTTCTACCGTTAAACTACGATTG